GGAGGTTGTATGCGGAATAGATGGTAAGCGTTTTATTGATAAAATGCCTGCGAGTACCTCTGTTGGCTTCCCGATGACAGGGCCCAAGAGTAATTTTCTGACTGCCCTTGACCCTGCTGATCATAAGGATTTTAGTTTTCCGGTGGAACTTGATAGTAAATTTTGGAATGAGGCTGAGAGAATGGAAAGAACATATATTGCTGGCGAACGATGTTATCCAATCTTTAAGGCTTGTTTGAAAGATGAGCCTACCAAGATTTCCAGTGAAAAAGTGCGTGTCTTTCAGAGCGCTCCTATTGCTTTGCAGTTACTGATTCGAAAGTATTTTCTGTCAACAGCTCGCTTTCTGTCAATTTTTCCCCTGGTGTCAGAGTGCGCTGTTGGAGTCAATGCACACGGACCTGAGTGGGATACGCTTGTTAAACATATGAAAAAGTATGGCGATGATCGTATTCTTGCCGGTGATTATAGTAAGTATGATTTACGCATGCCCGCTCAGTTAATGTTTGCCGCTTTTGATATCTTATGCCGTTTGGCACGGGAATCGGGCAATTTCTCCGAGGATGACATGAAGATTATGAGCGGCTTGGCAACTGATGTATGCTACTCTGTTACTGCTTTTAATGGGGATCTGATTCAGTTATTTGGATCTAACCCGTCTGGACAGAATCTCACTGTGTATATTAATTCCATTGTGAATAGTCTTCTTTTCCGATGTGGGTATTTCGCATTATGTCCACTTAACCAGGCACCGTCTTTTCGGTCTGTGTGTAGTCTGATGACGTATGGTGATGATGCAAAGAGTTCAGTGAGGACTGGTCACGATTATTTCAACCATATTTCCTTGGCAGAGTTTCTTTCTCATCACGATATGAAATTTACTATGCCTGACAAAGAATCCGTCCCTACTAAATATATGTTGGATAGTGAGGCCGACTTTCTCAAGAGGAAAAATATTTGGAATGAGAGATTGAATTTGTGGACTGGAGCTCTGGATGAGATGTCCATTTTTAAATCTCTACATGCTGTATTAAAGTCGTCTGCAGTTTCTAATGCAGAACAAAGCATGATGAAT